CCGGCGCCAAGCCCACCACCTGTAACTACCTGACCTGCTGCAATCTTATAGTTGGCAGACGCAATAGTAAATGTTGAACCTGTAAGCGTACCTGCAACTGAGAACACACCAACTTTAGATACTGCGCCACCTGGGAATTGCCCAGCCAATACTGGCGTATTAACAGTACTATCGATGTCAGTAAGATTTTGGCCAGGGTGCGCAACTAATTGCAACTGCCCAGAGCCATTAGGGTCATAGCCAATGTCAAATTGCCAAAGGTTATTTGTGCTTGTAGTAAAGTCTGATGTAGTGATACTGGTAGGGCCAAAGCCTACGCCATCGTCATTGTCAGTTTGCCAATACTTTAATGAGTCAGCAAACCCTGAATACACATAGTTTAGACCTGCGGATGACTGCATTGTCATACCACGGCTAATGCCTGTTGCATTCAAAAACACGCCTTTGTAGCCGCCTATCTTACGAGGGCGGCCTCGCTGAAATCGTACCCATTTGCCATCAACATACATTGGCGAATCAAACAACGTACCATCACGCTGAATGCCTGGGTTGATATTAAGCGATATGACTTTGGCAGTCATTAGAACGTGCCTCCACCAATACCTACAGGTATAAGCACACCTGTTGACGTAAAGGTCGCGGCATTAGCACCGCCTACAGCTACACCAACTTGATTACTACCTGGCAAGTACAAGCCTGTTGTTAAGTTGCTTATGAAGTTCAGAGTTGGCGTTGCTACCGAACCCGCAGGTAGCGTTAACGATGGCGCCGAAGATGCTGATACGCTATTTGCGTTAAAAAGATTAGTGCCATCACAAATTGCAAGAATAGTATTGCCTTGCGCTACTGATACAGTGGCGCCACCAACTACAGCTGTTTTAATCGTTAGTGTGTATGCGCCAGTAGTGTTATTGGTAAAGGTGTACAACTGCACAGTAGAAGGCACAACCACAATCTGGTTGCTAGTTAACGTGCCTGTGTATTCTTGAATTGTGTTAGCAGCTTGGGTAGACGACAGCGTGGTAGTACCACCCGTCAAAGTCAATGCTAATTGCGTGTATGCAAATAGATTAGAGCGTCCATACCCAAATGTGTACCATGTGTTTGTGCCATCAGACACTAACACTAAAGACTCTGCTAACTGTAATTGGATGCTTACGCTATTTGCGTTATTGTCAATAGCATTAGAACCTGTAGGCGTAATCGTTAAAATGCCTGTGCCATCGTTCTTTATAATAGTGAACCAATTTGCGCCTACAGTACTTGTAGAAGGCAATGTTATAGTGCCTACGCCGCCAGTCCACACATTCATTTGCGCACGTGCGGTTTGCAACAACGTTGTGCTTGATGCATACGTTTGTACGGCGTATTGTTGGTTTAATGTAGTACCTGTTGCAATAAGACCTAAGCCTGCTAGAGTTGCAGCATTAGCAGCTGATGTGCCTGCGCCAAATGCGACAGTGCCCCATGCGCCATTAGTAGTAGTGTTATCAGTTACGTAAACGTAGTCTACTTGGCCTGACGCAACAGACGCAATAGTGTTGCCACCTGCATCAGTGACAGTGAATGCATTAGAGCCTATATTACGTATGATCGCGGCTTGACCTACAGATACTTGCAATGCTGAAGGCAGTATAAGCGAAAGCCCAGTTGTCGTTGCAGTGACTTCAATAATGTTTGCAACTACGTTATTGCTGGTTGTGCCATTGATAGGCCATTGCAAAATCGTGCTTGTAGAAATTGTAAGCGCTTCATACCCAACTTGCGAAGGCGAAATAGTTTGCCCCGTAAATGGATTGGTGTAAGTTGTCATATTTATGAGTCCTGCGCCAGAGTTTGGCGATCGCCCAGTCGCAGAGTATCTTCAGTTTTCAGTACTGTCATAGCCTCAGTATACTTTTGCTGGAAGATTTGGCGCTGGTCATTCTTAAGGAAAGGCATCGCTTGTAGCAGCGTACCAAAGAGCATTGCGTTTGGCGCGTTCTGCGTTAACCAGTTTGTTTGATTGGCTGACGACAGTGGTAAGAGACGCTCGTAATAAAGTACTTCAAACGTATAAGTTTGATCAGGTGTAGGCGATACGATCCAATGATCGTAGTCATAGTCAGCGTAATACAATGGCAACCCACTTGTGCCACCTGTATTGTAATTGATAAGGTACTCATACTTACGTAACAACACGGGTGTCACTGCGCCATTACTAGTAACATTCATTGATACAGTTTTACGCCAACGTGCTGGCTTTTGCATCACAGGATTGTTGATCGACATCACGCTTTCGACAACTTGTTGTTGCCCCAGCGTTTTAATCTCTTGTGCAATCTCAAATTCGCATAGCGTGATAAACGTAGGAATTTGTGCAACAACTGCAGCGTCGTTACGCTCTAAATACTGAAGAACTGTGGCTGTAAGCGTGTCGTAGGTAAGAACAAATGATGCAGTCATATCAACCCTTTAATACTGCCATGTTTGACAGCATTATACCTTTATCCAGCATTAGAAAGCACATTGTGCGTCAGCGTGCAGCTAGCAACAAAAGCATGTAGCAAATAAACAGCCAAAACAGCATGCGCATAATTTACTTATCTTGTTTTGAGTCTAGTTTGTCAAAGATTTGCTTAAGAATACTTTTAATTTCAGCAATATCTGAACGATAGTCATCCTTGGACACATACGTCCTTGGCATTTCATTAAGCTTATCTTCAATTTTTTGAAGCTTAGTTGTTATTGTGTTAAAAATAAATGCAGCTAAAAAGCCTGCTACAGCTATGATAAGGTTGAAAACTTGTTGGTTATCCATATGCAGGCTTAATTAGGCTATAAGTATTAGGTGAACGCTCGTGTGCCAGATTTGTCAATAATTAGCTTTGAGCCACGCGGCTTAGAAGCTACAACGTTAGGCACACTAACATGCGTCCACGAATCAAATTCACGAATGATCTGGTCAAAGGGTAACTTAGCCGCAATAATAGCTCTTGTAACCGCATCTGGAGTCATTCCCGGAACTCTAAAGTCTGCTGCGCAACCTACGCGATGTTGACTTTTATCGCTAGAACCTACCGCATCATTAACAGCCTTACTTCTATAAGCGCTGTTAATGATGATAGGTTTTCCATCTAATGCTGCTTTGACTATTTCCAAAAACTCAGCCAAACGATTTAAGTTGGCAATAGCTGACGCATCTGGAGTGTTATCCAGAGTTCGATGATCTGTGCGCGTCAACTCCGCCAAAGTAAAGTTAGGTGTCATTTATTCTCAGGAATAAAGAACGCAGCAGCAGCAGCAATAGCTGCACCAGCATGCACAATAACGTCAGCACTACCCGTTGGCAGTCCAACCATTGGCCCAAAAACGTTAAACAACACTGCAATACCAGCCCATGAGGATGGCTCTTTAAAGCGTGAAACAATACTTGCAAAGTTCATGATGTACCTTTCGGTGGTTGAAAAAAGTTATTCCCATAGAATGTTAACTAAGCCAGCAGTAAAAGTTTGAGTTCCATCAATGTACAGCCTAAGTCTTGTAAGCGTACTTGCTAACGGTTTTGTGCCGCCAACGGATACTAAACCAGTAGTATTAGACGTACCAAAAATAGCAGCGCAAGCCCAAGTATTACTCGCCGCGTCTAATAGCGTTAAAGTATACGCACCATTAGTACGCGATGTTGATGACCAAGTATCTCTAACAGGAAAACCGGACGAAAGCGCAAATAAAGTTGAGTTAGATATACCGCTGCCGGAATATCCCGTCACTTCCAACGAAGAAACTGTACCAAGTTGCAAAAGAGGAATGCCAGAACTACTAGACCCAAGCCCACTAACCATCACTGTAATACGTCGTACCCAAGATGGAATATTAATAAAATCAATCGATGTACCTGACGTAGACGCAACAGATGTACCCGATACTAATGGATAAACGTTAGTAGTTACGCCGCCAACTTGTAGCGAGGCTGCAGTAGCCGCACCGGTAACTGTTAGCGTAGTCGCAACAGATGCGGCAGCGGTATCTGTAAGCCCTGGCGTATTAATGCCGTTAGTACCATCTAAAATTATGGTCATGCTGTTTGCTCCGCGATAGCAGCGTCATACGCCGCTTGTTCTTCAGCAGTATATTCAACCTGTGTCACTTCGCCTGTTTGGCAATCCACTACGATTCTATGCATGATTAACCTTTAAGCAATTACAGCTTTAATAACAACGTAAGAAATTACAATAGCTTCACTTAAGCTACCTGCGGTAGCATTTCTAACATTTATTGATGCAGCGCCTGCGGAAGATTGCGCGTTTAATGTATACGCGCCCGCTGTACCACCAGAAATATGATTTAAAATTAAAACGTCATTGGCAGCAATACTAGAACTAGTAAGCGTAAAAGTAACGATAGTAGCAGCGGCTAATGCAGCATTGTTAAGCGTAATTTGCCCACATAGCTTATTAAGCGTTACACCAGTTGCTTTACTTGTCAATTGCGTAACCGCGCCGCCTGATCCAGTTACATACCCACGAGCGCCTACAGAAACAGATGCGCCTGCAAAAGTAGCATCCAACGCAGTACTAATCGTAATAGCATCTGAACCACCTACCTGAACCGCGCCAGAGCCATCAACATTTCCTTTTAATCCGATTGACATATTTATTCCCAGAGAATGTTAACTGTACCAACACGAAATGTATCTGTGCCATTAACAGTAGTAATATTTACACGGTCTAACACTCCACTAAGCGTAATATTACCGCCACCAGATCCTGTTGATCCTGTGCTTGATAAGCCTATTGAACTTATAGATATCCATTGA